GTAAAGCCAGCGATTGCATTTACCGCCTTTGCCACGCTTGGGACGATGCCGCCATTCGTCATCACGGTCGTCGCGGCGTCGCCATGGATCACGTTGTGCATTAACCCCGCATCCGTGTGGAGCTGCGCAATGTCGGCCGCCAGCTGCGCGCTATTTGTGCTCATTCAGAACCCCTAGAAATGAAAAAAGCCGCCCGAAGGCGGCTTGGTGCTATTGGTGTGGACTGCTATGGGTACACGGCGGTAATCGCAGTGGACGCAGAGGTGTTGCCCCATTTGTCCGTGACGGAAAGGTAGTAGGTCACGTTGTCAGTGGTGGTGTAGGTGTAGGGCGCGGTTCCCTGATACACGATCGTGCCGGTCGTCGATCCGCTGCGGATGTAATACGTGTCGATGTCCTGCCCAGACACCGCGTTGATCGTCAATTGCCCAGAGTTGACCGCACTGCCCTTTACGTAGGTTCCGGTCGGCGCCGGCGGCAGCGACTTCGTTACAGTCAACGACGCGGCCGCCGATGCGCCAACCGCATTGCTTTCAGTCACCAGGAACGTCGTGGATGGAGACACAGCGTTATAGGTTTTCGCCTGATTGATGTCCCAGTTGATTACGAAATTCGTCGTGTCGTACTCATAACGCGTCACCCCGCCCGTCTGCACCTTGACGTGTCGGAAGTCCCCGCGGGCCGCCGACATGTTGATTTGCATTGGGCCGCCATTCCACGGCGCGTTTTGCATGGTTAGCGTCGGCGCACCAGGTGCGAACGTTTCGACTGCGATCGTTCCCGACCATGTAGCCCACGGTCCCTGCATCGTGCCAACGGCGCGTGCTCGCACCTGCCACGATCCAGCGCCGAGATTGGCTGTGATGGACGTACCATGGCTGGCGCCAAGCGCGTTCCATGTCACGCCAGAGTCGGACGATGCCTGAAACTCATAGGAAATTGCGCCGCGCGCCGCCGCACAGGTGATCACCGAGACGCCATCTTTGGGTGTGCCCGTCACGCTCACCGAGGCCACCACCGGCGCATCCGTGATGCCCGGCAGCAGGGACGAGGCGGGTGGCGGCGGCGCAGATCCTCCCAGCTCGGCGTCCTGCACCGAGGGTGCGTAATTGACCAGCGTCACTTCGACCTGGCCGTCGCCCTTTGGGTGCACACCGAGCACCTGGCAATCCAGCCCCCGCCGCTCGCCCGGCCCAAACTGGTAATGGGTGGGTTCCTCGCTCGCGCCGTCCGACACATAGATCGCCGGCGCGCCAGTCACGATCGCCGAAAACGCATCCGCGCCCTGCGTGACCGTATATGGACCATCAACCGAGCCGTCGCGCTTGCGAAACGCCATATAGTGGGTCTGGCCGGCCGTCCACGTGAGCGGCTCTGAAGTGGTCACGACGCCGGCACTGTAGCTCTGCACAACCCCTGGCATGCCCCAGGCGGGAACATCGTGAGAGACGGCAACCAGGTCGCCGTAGCGAGGGATGTAGCCCTCCATTTCGGTGACCAGAGTGATGTTGCGCCGTCGGTCCCGATTGGCAGCGGCCAGCCGCATGCCATGCCGCCACGCCTGATTCCGGTCCGTGCAGCCGAACAGCTTGAGGCGCGACGGCCGCAGCTGCGTGCCGCCGCTCAGGACGCAGGGCACCTCTGCCGGCTGGAACGTCGTGCCATCGACGTACTCGACAATCACGTGATCCGGCGTGTCGTAGTTCGGGAACAGGTATTCGATCGACAGCGAGTTGGCGACGATGTTGTTCGGCGTGAACATGGCCGTGCGCACCGTTTTTTTCTCGTCGCGCACGGCGTCGATGATGCCCGCGTAATACACCGGCATGGCATCGCCCACGTTGCCGATCTGCGATAGCGCATCCCACAGCGTGGCTGATGTGTCGAACACGCCATCGAACTTGTCGCCACGCGCATCCCACGTCGCCGCGAGCGTCTGCAGCGATGCCAAGTTGATCCGGCTGTCCGCCAACCCGCGCCCGTAGTCGGTATTGCGCAGCACATCCGCCATCGCCCAGGCAGGGTTACGTGTTGCAGTGTTCGCACTCCAGCTCGTGCCGTTCCAGATCGGCAGCTTGCGCGTGGCGATCACGTTGATCTTGCGCGCCGTCTGGCTGTTCAGGTTGTTGGTGGCACGAATCACCATCGCCAACAGCGTGACGTTGCCAAAGTAATGCTGGGTCGGAAGATAGGCACGCAAACCGGCCCACTGGACCGTGTTCGCCACCCGCGACCCCAGATCCTTGTTGCCGACCCGCTGCGCGCGCACCTGATACCGGCCCGGCGCCACCAGGTACCGCGCCGACAGCATCTGCGGCTGCATCGTGGCGAGGCTGATTGTCGGCTGCGCCAGATCGAACCAGGCACCGATGGCCACGCCGGAATCGTTGATCAACTGCGCCTGGATTTCGTAGGTGACGGACGCCGCCTGCGGATTGCCGCTGTTATCCGCCGAGAACAGTCCTTGCGGCAGGTTGATGTCGATCCCGATGTAGTTGGCCTGCGTGGCCGCCGGATTGGCCACAAACGGCCCAATCCAGCCGGCGCCGCTCTCGTTCGCGCCCTTCAACTCCAGCCCGCTGACCGCCGCGGCGGTCACAACGTTGTCCGGGAACAAGGTCATCGCGCCGCCCGGCGGAATGATCTCGTACTGGACCTCCGCGAACGAGCTGATATCGGTGTCCTCGATCATCACCTTCTCGACGCTGATATCGCCCTGGCTGATGCAGAAGAGCTGATAGAGGTATTGCTCGTTGCCGTTGTTCTCGATATAAGGCTGCGCCGCAAAATCCGGATAGACACGATAGCGGCCGTACAGCACCGGGATGACGTTCTGCAAGCGCGCTTGATTGCCTTGCGCGCCGATCGTGTAGGTCGGGCTGGCCTGCGAACCCCCGAAGGCCGTTGGTGGCCGCGTCGGCGGCACCAGCGCGTTGATCAGTAGGCTACCTGCCAGCATCACGCCGGCCGAGAGAAGCGCGCCGGCCGCCGTGACGACGGTCACGCCATCGACGACCTGCGTCAGGCCAGCAAGGTATGGGGCATAGATTGCGGCAGCAATCAGGGCGATTTGCAATACGAACTGCAATGGATTCGAGCCGCCACCACCGCCCTGCGGCAAATGCGCAATCACCACCACGTCGCCATCCCGCACCGGACGCGCCCAATCGCGCTCGAGAACCGGCTGCCCATTCACCAGCGGCATGAACGTGTGCAGCCGCCGCAGGCCACGACCACGGCCCGCAATCATGCCGCGACCACGCAGAAGCGTGTCCAGCCTTACGCGGCGGCGCAGGGGCACCACTTCGCGCGCGAGCTGCGGGCGGAACGGGTCGCGGCAATGAATCAGGGTCGCATTAAACATGGAATCGGTAGTACTTGAGGCGGGAGAACCCGATCAATCGCAAAGTCTGGCGCGGCGTCCAGATGACACCCACGCGCTCCATGGCATGCAGCACGCCGCCGCCATCGCACTCCAGCCAGATCCCAACATGCGGATCATCGCCGCCGCGCATCAACACGCCGGCGCCATGCTCCGGCGCGCAGATGATTTCCCACGCGTGCGACGTCATGCGCTCCTGGTACATCGCGCGCGCGACCTCACCGAAGGCCGGGATCTCCGGAAGCGAGCGCCCGAAGTACTGCGCCTGCAGGTGGCGCAGCAGCCCCCAACAGTCGAATGCATCCGGCCCGCAACCACCGGCCACCCACTGCAGCCCGACATATCGGTTGATGTCTTCAGGCGTCATCGCACCAGCCCAGGGAAGCGCGCGGCCGTATAAAGACCGTTCGCACCACCAGGAAATCCCCAGTTGTGCACATCGTTCAGGGTGGCTGTGCCCGTCACCTGCAACACATCGACCTTCACGCTGGTCAGGATCATGTTGATCGGCGGGTCCATCTGTGGGCCGGTGAGATCGGACAACAGATAGGGCCGATACGTCACCTCGATCGGCGCGATCTGGCCGATGGCTTGCTCGATGTGAGACGTCACTTCCTGGCTCACGTTATCGAGCGTGATGGCCAGCTGCGGGATCTCGCCCTCCTTGAAACCCGGCAGCGTGAAGCCGAAGGAACCCGCCACGAAAGTCACGGCGCTGCCAGCATTGAGCGGCGCGCTCGATTCCAGCGTCGCCACCAGATCGTCGTAACCCTGCACGATACGGATGGCCGTCGGGTTGCCGAGTGCGTCGACGAATGCCGGATGCCGAATCTCCAACGTGTTCAGCACGATGTCGTTCGACGGGTTGGCAGCATAGGCTTCCTTGAGCGCCTGCTTGTACAGCGTCACCATAACGAGCCCCCCGGCAACTCAACATGCACGAGCGCATGCAGGCTAC